GGAATTCGCCTTGACCTGGATGCCCTTGCCCGACAGATAGGCCAGTAAGTCATTCCATTTCATGCTGTTCTCCTTCGAGTTGGTTTTGACAACGCGGTCTGCTTTCGCCGCGGTGTTTGCTTTGGTTTGTTGATTGCTCGTCACGCGAGCCAGCCAGCGCGCTACCGCGTTGGCCTTGACCCACTTGCCATTTTCATCCTGACTCCAGCCGGCTTTCTTTACAGCGCCCCAGGCCTTCTTGGAGGCAGTTTCCTTGTCGTCACCGGCCTTCTGTGCTTCCTGGTAAACGCTCTCCCAGATCTTCTTTCCAGCAGGAGGCAGATCGCCCGTGGCGTTTTGCAAAACCCATTCCTGGGATGCCTTTTTCCATTGATCTTCCTGGGCGAACTCGATCTTTCCATCCACGCCCTTGGCGTAAGGGACCTGGTAGCATGAGCCGCCTCGGTCAATGATCACGTAATCTTCGAAGACGTCACGCACAAACCCACTGCCGGCGGGTGCTTCAACCACATTGGCAGTTTTCTCCGACGCGGGACGAGTGGACGTATAAAAGGCTTCACGGACGGCCTGGGCTTCCTGTTCCAGTGACATCTCGTTTTGACGTAATTCATCGGTCATGGTTTTGTTTCCATCCTTGTCCTTGCATGGACAGGTCTTCGCACAATTTAGTTTTAAAGCACACGAATCACTCGCATTCCGATTCACACCGCACCCATCGGCCAGCGAACACGCGCCGATCTCGTCGGGCAAAATGGCAATGTGATCGGGACGCAAATTGCGATGGACTACGTTATAGGGAGTCCCCAAGAACTGACCGGGCGCCGCCTCATCGTCGGCCCAGTAGCCTGTGGATGTTTCCAGCATCTTCCCGTTGCGGACCGCTTCCTCGATGGCTTTTCCATCGCCCCAGCGGCGCAGCTCTGCCACGTCGAGCCAGTATTCGCCCGTCAGCCGCTTGCCCTCCCCGTCCCAGCCGGCGTTATAGAAACGACCCACCACGGCTACATCAGTATCAGGCGCATTGGCCGACCCGCTGTTCGTTTTGGGATGGTGGATGGTGATAGGGACGCCATTCCACGAGCCGACGAAATGCGAGATCTCATCGCCAGGGACGAACGCGGCGTTCATCACCTGCTCTTTGGCCGGCACACCAGGCACAACGAGAAATTCTTTTCCGTCCCGCTCGGCGATCTTGAACTTGGTTTGGATTGTGGATGATTGTGTTTTCAGCATGGCAGTAGGAAAATAAAAAGAGCGCAGAAAACCCGCAAAGGGTCTCCTGCGCTCTGGGCGCTTACAGTGATTTTGTTATGCCTATTCTACGCGAAAGGCAATCGAGGCGTTATATGTCAATGTGTGCAAGTTACCCACCACCTGATCTTGTTTGACTATTTTCTTTTTTTCCTGTCTTCCAAGAACATCCTGCGCCGCTCATCAGCCGTAAGCGGGTAGTTCCCTCGCTGATATCGGTTCAATCGCTCAGGAATGCCGTAAAAACGCAGGCACGGCGAACAATACTTGGCGAACGGCTCCACGCGCAATCCACATTTAACACAGCGCCAATCGGGATCATCCGCCGGCGCAGGCTGTACTCCCTTGGCGTAGTGCTCCAACAGATCCACGAACCGCGCCCCGTCGAATGGCTCCCCAATCATGCGCCGCTTCCAGGTTTCCACGTCTGCGCCGCCGAGACAGGCCCGCCCAATCAGGCTGGCCGTGGCGTTGATATTGTCGGCGCAGGCCAACAAGTCGAGGGGATATTCCGTCAAATGACAGTACTTTTGCCACGAGCGCACATACACATTCACGTTGTGCGGCGTGGTTGCTTCGGAAAACATTACCGTCGGCTTCCCCATTGCGACCGCCATCCATGCAAACGTGTTGTGACCGATTACCACATCCGCTTTTTGCATGGACGTAATCGAGTCGGCCAGGTCGTATCGCGCTATTTCCCACGTCAAACGGTTATCCAGTCCGCTGGGTTGCCACAGGCCGTTCTCTTCGATGTCCCGACCATAGCGCACACGGACCGTAAGGCTGGGTGCCACCTTGAGCAGATCAAGTAGCTTTCGAAACACCGTGGCGTTGGCGTCTCTATCCGTTTCAGCGAAACTGCCTTTCTGGGCGTTGGGATGGATGGGAGCAAACAGCAACCGCTTCCCGTCCAGGCTGGGAGCGGATGGTTGAAACGGCAGGACGGGCGAGTAGGTCCATCCCATCACTTCCACGGGGAACGGATACCCGTATGCCTGCATGATCTCTCGATGTCCTTCGGCGAACACAAAATTGCAGGCGGTATGTTTCCACGGTTCCACCAGGCCGTCCCAGATCATGGCCGTGCGCGCTGCATGTGGGTAGACGAAGACGGGTTTTCCGTGTCGGCGCATCTCCTCGAGCTGGCACAGGCTGCCCTGCCGCTCATAGTCAATAAGCGCCATATCAGCCAGGCGTGGATTGGTTGTCTCCTGGTAGCCGTGTGCAGTGAGCGCACTCACCAGTGCGTCGGCTTTGTCACGGTTTCGCCAAATTAAGAAGTTGACCATATTGTTGACGTCAACAATATGGTTTACCAGTTTAATCATTCTCGTGGAACGGTTATTCCCTGTTTCTTCGCTTCTATGAAGAAAAATTTCCGCATCGATCGATTCATTTTAGTTTTCACGGTGATATTCCTTCAGCTCTACAATTTGCGCCTTATCCATCCCTTTGTGTTTAATCTCCACGCGGCGCGATGACGGGTCGTATCGGAATAACAGCCGACCGCTTCGGTCGCGCACGTCTCGAAACAGGTTGATTTTCTGCGTTGCGTTCTGGATGGTCGGCGTCGTGAATGACAAACCTGCCGACGGTTTCAGACCGCGGTAAATGATGCGGCATTTGCAATTGGAAAGACACGTAGCCTGCCCGATCGGGACCACATCTCCAATGGGAATCCATCCCAGGTCGGCCAGCTCCACGCATCCATGCGAGACAGTCTCACCCAGTGGGTCATGCTCATCTCGGCAGTGCTCGGCTATGCCCAACACGCGCCGCGCTTCGGTGTATCCCGCTTTCTTCGCCATCCACAAGCGCCAGTTCTCCCACACGCCCTTGGATGCCATGCCATACATCCCCATGCGGTTGACAAAGCGCCCGTCCAACACGATCCGCCCGCTGATAATCCCTTCGGCGGTCTTGTTCAGCCGTTGGAATAGCAGCCAAAGCAGGAACAGCAAAAGCGCCTTCTCTTCATCGCTCATGCCATCGTCGGCCTGCCTGCCACGCGCCGAGGAGATCGTCGCATGATACGAGAGCTTCATCAAGCGCGCTTGTTCGTTGTACCATTCCTGGGCGTCGATCTTGCCGTCCACCAGAGCCTTGGCGTTGGCTCGCATCTCGTCACGCACGCCCATACTGAAGCGCACTACCAGCGCGGCCATGCTCGCGGCAGAGACGCGCCGCCGATGTTTCCCCGTCACTTGACGGTAATCGAGGGTCGTTGGGTCGAGGGTGAAGTCAGGCATTTTGAAGTGTCAAAGTTTCTTTTACAGTTGAATTGCGACTTCTCAAACGGGAGGCGCTGCCACAAACAGCGTCTCCCGATCTTTTCGTACACATGGTACGTAAGGCTAAAACCGAATCTTTCATCCCCCATTACGGGCAATGGAAGCATTTGCCCACATCACGGTTTCTTCGAGCGCAGTGACAGCGAGCGATTTCTCACGCGAGTCGGGGCACTGCGCATCGAGCAGTTCCGCCAGTTCCAAAGCCTTCGCTCGAATGGCTTCGTACTTTTCGGGTTGACCTTGTTTCGGGGCGTGATAGGTAAAGCGTTTCTTCAAGTCTGCGATCATGTTGTATTCCTTTCCTTTCTGCTACAATTTGGATATGGATAAAACAATTGTTGTTCGAGACGGAAAAGCCATTGCCACAATTGATTTTGAAAATAACACGCTTATCGTCCGCGCCGCATCACAAGAGGAAGCAGAGCGTATTGCGGATGGACTGATGAAACCAGTTTTGGGAAACAATAACTGGACGCATAACGACATTACGATGTTTGCGGTTGCATTGGTCGAACCTTGCACGCAGAAACACTTCAACCAACTAGGGTATGGAGCGGGGGCGGATTTATTATCGCCTGATGAAATCCTGCCGCCTTCAAAAGCAAAGCGCCTCAACATCATTCCACCAACTTTTGAATTTCAGGCGGAACGGCGTCGCCTACCAAAAGACGACTAAACCAAATCGCATATTGCTCGTTTGGCGGTTGTCCTTCCAGCCTTTCCACTTTTTCATATTTTTTTGCTATTTGTTGCCAAGTAGAGCGGAATTCAGGCGTAGTTTGCTTCCAAAGCGATTCTCCTATTTCGTGGGAAATGATTTCATCCAAAGGTGATCCGTTTTCCGTAAAAACATGGGACACGTTTTCATCAAAGGCTTTGCGGTATAAAGTGATCCGACTTCCTTGATGAAACGCAAGCGCGGTCTCATCTTGGGGGTTGTCATCCAACACTTCCAGTTCGGTAAAACGCGGGTTGTCTTTGACGTATTTGTCAGGAAGTCGGCTAAGAACAGAATCAATCTTCTGCGCTTCTTTCACAGTGGGGCTTTTACCTTTTGAAGCATCTGGGTAAACGTTATATTTTTTGTTGAAATGCTCGATCACGTCCATTTCACTGGCATCATCAGAGATGGAAGAACCATGCTTTCCATGTACGGATTGTGGAGTTCCATTTTCGTGTTTGCCTGGGCGGTGATGATTCTGCCGCACTCGAAAGAAAAATCTACGCATGGTTTTGTTCATTGTCAACCTTTGCTTCCGTATGCTTCTTCCACATCTCCTCAGCCTGGCGCGCTTCCTCGGGGTGCAGCTCCCGCAGGAATGTTTCCAGCGTAGTGCCTTCGAGCAGGCGCAAGGTCCCGCCGCGCGTGTAGATCTTGCGCGGCTTCGTCACCTTGCGCCGTGGCAGGTTACTGGCGGAGATTGTTGGTCTGGTTGGATGGGTCGGCATTTGCGTCACTGTTCAAGTTCTGGCTATCCTGTCCAGAATTGTCATTCTCGAGCGCGGCATAATCCACATCAAGGGCCGGCAGGGAAACCATACTGCGCCATTCGTTGATTTCCAGCGCCTCGGTTGGCATCCCGCCAGTAAGGGTACTGGCGCCCTGGACGATCTTGTTCGCCAGGTCGGCCTTCTCGATGTCGGTCAATTGGAAAACAGGTTTCCATTCCACGCGGTACTTGCCAGATTCTGGCGGGCGCACCACCTTATGGGCGATGCACCAATCCACGAAGGGGTTGACCAACTCAGGCTCAGCAAAGTTCGTGCGGCGATTTTTGATCACGCCGTCCCAGGCGCGCGCGTCCTGGCTGCTTGCCAGCTCGCCCCGCTCCGAACCCATCAGGATCCGCTTCGGGATACCCAGCGAGCCGGCCAGGTCGTCCATGAGCAGATCGAACGTATCTCGCACGCTCACGGTATCCACGCCCATGTCCTTCAGTTCGGCGTTCTCAAGGACCATATAGCGCTGCATCCTGTGCGTGTAGTTTTGTAGTTGCTCTTCGAGGAACTTCCCCTCTTCCGAGTCTGGCGCGGGTAGGGAGGTGCCTTCCCGCCCCGTGACGGCGAGACCCTTGTACATCGAAAGCCAGACGGCCTCCGCACTGCCGCCCGTGACCTTCTCCAAATCGAATAGACGATTCAATACCGTCTGCAAGCGGGGCCGGCCATAGACGCGGCTTCCCAGCCTGTTCTCACTCACGTGGATCGCTCTCGAGAAATGCACCACATTCCCACCGGGCGGGACGGGTTCATTGGTGAAGGAATTAAAGGTAATCGTGTAGGATGACGGCATCCCGAAGCGCTCTGTCTTTGGGTCCTTGATCCAATCGTTGATGGTGGCCTGGCTCTCATCGTAGGCGGCCAGAAAGAACAAGCCTCCGTTTTTAGCTTCCTCGTTGTAGTTGCCGGGCGCTCCCAAAAAAAGCACTGAATACCGCCCAATCCCGCACATAATATCCACCTGGCGCATCATCTGCCACAGTCCAACTCGCTTGGAAAGCGCGTTGAACTCTTGCAGGAATGGCGTCAACTTGCCATCGTCCAGGCTGTCCGAGCGTGCGTCGCCATCGATGATAATTGGCGGATTCGCCCAGGTATCGTCGGCAAAAATCTCCACGGCTCGCGTGGCAATGCCCTGGCGCTCGTAGTGAGCGCGGTACTCCTCGATGTCGGGCGTCTGATCATAGCCAAACGCCGCGTAGAGATCACGGTCGCCGTCGAACTGCTTGCCGAGGCGGGCCGCCAACATGGCGCGTGAAAGCAGCTCGGCATTCGCCAGCACCTGTGCGCGTGATTGTGCATTAAGTTGAACTTGTTTCGACGTTTTCTTTTTGGTGGTTGTCTTCATAATTCATCCTTCATCTTTCATCCTTGTATTACCTGCGGCCCCACGCACCTACCGTGCGGCGTTCGGTCAAATCAGCCCAGCACCACCACCACGAGTCCGCCAGATCGAGCGGCTTGTTCGGGAAACGGCGCAGGGATTTTTCGAGAACGTTATGTGTGCCGACCATGTGAACAACCTTGCCGTGCTCATATCCTTCCGATAGCATCAATTGGTTGCGCGCCATCTTGCTTCTGCTGTCACTGCCTCGGCCGGCGTCGTTGCGCAGCCGTGAGACCTTGTCGCTCGTAAACGGCGGGATTCGGAACGGTGGCATGTCCTCGATGCGTTTATCAGGATGGGCCGTTAGCCACTCGAGCCGCATATCGTTCTGGACCTTCTCAGCAGCCACCTTATACACACTCTCCCAGGTGTCGCCTCCCTGGTCGGTTTCTACGCCAATGTGCTGCGCTTCGAGTTCAATGCCCTTGCGGATGGCCTGCTCCATTGCCGCTTCAGGAGATTTGATCCCTTCCCACGCATATAGGTTGTAGACCGTCCCGCCCGTATCGATGCCGCCCGCTGAGACGCCCTGACAGTCGCTCCCATCGTTGGATGTGACTGCGGGGTCAATCCACACCACTACGCGCACCAGGTCAGGGATGCGTTCCCATTCGATATGCAGGAACTCGACGTGATCCCAAATTAAGCCCGTCCGTTCCACGTCATGCTGGGCTTCCTGCAAAAATGCCGAGATGCCCCATAGGTTGATCTGCTCCTGGCAAATCGCCAGGCTTTGACCTTCCCACGTCGGCGAACCATCCGTGATGAAAAAGCGCCCGTCGCGCTGTTCGTACGCCAGGCCGTCTATGGCTGGGAACGGGCCAGAAACCCGACGACTGGCGAGGAATTCCGCCCGCCCATCTGCCAGCCTGGAGGCGATGGATTCGGGAGTGATTAAGTTTTGAATGAACAGGACTGCCGTATTGCCATTTGCGCCGGCAGGGAGAACGCTTTTCGTGATCGTCTCCATTTTCTTTTGCGTGATCGAAAAAGAGTCATGGAGTTCGTCCACGTCATCCAGCACGATCAAATCAGGGCGTTGATCTTCGACCTTCACGCCGCGTGCGCCCGTATCCAGTCCCAGCGAGTCCACCGTAAACCCGCTGGCCGTCCGCAGTCGGGACCGGCGCCAGCCCTTCGAATTGCCGTATTTGCCGAGTTTCCGTTCGGCCATCCTCGGGTAGTATCGGTCGATCTCGTCCGATTCCATCAACGCGGCGATGGTATCCACGTGACCGTCTGCCTTGTCCTGGGTGGACGAGATGTACCAGCAATAGCGCCGCTTTTCCGTGGCTCCCAGATATGTGACGCCCAGCTCTGCACTGGTGGACTTCGCTCCACCACGCGGCCAGATAGCTACAAATGGATCGGGAGCGGAGGCTGGCGTAACAGCATCCGCCCACTCCCAAAACTCAATATGCCTTGGCGCAAACGGTGCAGAGACATATCGAGGAAACATGGTGATCAACCAATCACGCCAATAGGACGGAGCAACTACATCAACCGCTTTCGCCAGCCGACGCAGCTCCATCTCCGCCCGCACCTGGATCTGGATTAGCGATAATTGCGGCGACTTCTTCAATTGACGTTGCATTTTGAATAGCTCGCATTTGCTTGGGGTTCAGTTTGCTGAAGTCCACGTTCAGGCCTACGTTCGGCATTTTGCCGCGCTCGCTCATCTCCTGGGCGATGTCATCGAGTACGCCGCGCAGTTGGGCAACTTCCGCAGCGTTGAAATCCTCGTAACAAAATACTTCAGTCATGCCGATGGCTTTCTTGTTTAAAAGCCATAACTTTGAGTTCTCGAAAAGATCGGCTCGAAGCAACTCGGCCAGTTCGTGCAATAATTGCACACGGTTCTCCCGCACCGAAAGGCCGCTGATTAATGCGGAAAACTCCCCGCTCTTCTTGATAGCGTGGATGTTATGTTTTCGGCTCTTACGATAAAAATCGACCTGCTGGCGCGTGACCTTGAACTTTGGCTTTTCCTTGGAGGCGCGTTCGTTGATCTCGTCCGTTTCCAGCCCCTCGGCGATCCATGCAAGCAGAGCTTCCCGTTGGGACTTTTTCAGCTTCATAGTCTAATCGCGTCCAAAATTACTGCTTCTTCTTTCGTCGGACAAACTTTTCAGGCTTTACGTCCTTCGGGGCGTATGTTTCCACCTGGCAGACCAGGCGAGAAGCCCAGTCCTTCAAGTCATCAATCACATCGTCCCGTTCTTCCAGTTCTCCGCGGTAGCGTTCATTCTCGCGTCGCACCTGGGCAATGTCGATGCGCAGGCCCTTGATCTCTTCGCCTTGTTCGTCTCGTACCCGCTCCAGGTTTTCGACCTTCCCCATCAATTCTTCGACGTGTTCCGCCCAGCGGTCGGCTACCTGTGCGTGGATGCTGTCCGCCTCGGCAGTGGCTTTTTTGGTCTCGGCATCTGTTTTCTTCGTCTCAGCCTCCGTCTTTTTTTTCAAAGACCGATACGCCAACAGGCCAGGAACGGCGGCGATCAGCGCCACCAATAACGGGATAATCATCTCGATATAGTCAATGGATGTCACGATGCCCTCGCAGAATCAAAACCGCCCCGCCAATGGAATGACGGGGCATTCTGATCAAACAACAGATTCCGCTGGTTCTTTCGTGACCTGTTTTCGGTATTTCGTTTCAGTCAGCGAATATCCCAAAATTGGCAAATCCGCCATCTGACTTTGAAAATGAATAATTTGAGAAATATCCAATTGCCAGAAGTAGCCGAGAACAACCTGGGCGATTTTCAGTACCAGGGAAAGTTGCCCGTCTATCGCTCCGAATGAGATCGCAGGGTTACTGAAGTAGAACACCGCAAAGCCGGCCATGCCGATCAGGTTGAGCGCTGCGCTCCATTGACCAGAGGTTCCGTCCTTCACCAGGCCAAAGCGTTTGAACACATCCACGATCAACGTGACCAGTGCGGCAATGGTCCCGTTCCCGCCGAACCATACCAAAATCGCAAGCAAAAAGACGAGGTCGAGTTCCATGTTTGTCTCCGTGAGAAATATTTTCGGTTGGGCGGCTGGTCAGGCGAGTACAACTCCATGAGCGCGACGCCTCCGCCAGCCATGCCCAGCCCATCATTCCCCGTCAATATAGTAGATGGAAC